CGGCAACGTTTTTAGGTGTTTGCCGTTCTCTTTGGAACTGGGTGCTTTTAGACGGTAGGAACATTATTGGTGTAGGCACTAACTTAAAGTTTTACCTTGAGAACGGCGGGGCGTATTACGACATCACGCCCCTTCGTGCATCTTCTACCATCAACAATAATCCTTTTGTAGCTACAAACGGTTCTGCGGTTATTACAGTAACTGACACGGCACACGGCGCTTCTACAAATGATTTTGTAACCTTTAGTGGTGCTACAGGATTAGGCGGAAACATTACCGCTGCGGTGCTTAATGCCAATTATCAAATCACTGTCTTAACTGCTAATACATATACGTTTGTTGCCACGGCCACGGCCAATGCAACGGATGCGGCTGGTGCTGGTGGTGGTGCTTCTGTTGTAGCCGCATATGAAATTGGTGTTGGCCCAGCAACACAGATTCCTTTGGTTGGATGGGGTGCTGGTGGCTGGGGATTAGGAACTTGGGGTAATGGTTTAGCCAGCACTTCCGCCCTGCGTTTATGGAGTCAGCAAAACTTTGGTGAAGATCTTGTATTTAACTTCCGCGGCGGTGGCTTGTATTATTGGGAGGCACCATTAACTTCTCGTGGTGTACTTCTTAACACCCTTGGCGGCACAGCCTCCTTTACCAACGCTTCTCCGACCGTTGTAACCTCAACTGTTGCCTACACGGAGGGCGCAAGGCTGCAGTTCTCAGGTGGTTCTTTGCCAACGGGTGTGGCTGCAGCAACCACATTTACTGTAACCGAAGTAAGTGGTCTAACTTTTAAGTTATTAGATAGTTCTAACGCGCTGGTCAATACCTCATCTGCAGGTACAGGCGCGGTGTCTTTAATTGTAGATGTGCCCACGGTTGTAAACACTTTAGCTGTTTCAGACACCTCGCGTTTTATTTTAACTTTTGGCGTGAATGATTACGGCAGTGCGACGCTTGATCCCATGTTGATTCGTTGGTGCGGGCAAGAGGATCCTTTTAATTGGACACCTACAGCCACCAATCAAGCGGGAAGTTTGCGTTTATCCAGTGGTTCTGAAATTATTACTACGATACAAACGCGTCAAGAGATTGTGGTGTTTACGGATTCAGCTTTGTATTCGCTGCAGTATCTTGGCCCGCCCTTTGTTTGGGGATCTCAACTTCTTGGTGATGGTCTCTCTATTTACGGACCCAATGCGGCAGCCGTAGCTTCGGGCGTGGTGTATTGGATGGGCATAGATAAGTTCTATAGTTACGACGGCCGTGTGCAGACTCTTAATTGTGATTTGCGCCGGTTTATTTTTACAGACATTAATAAAAATCAAAACCTACAGGTATTTGCCGGCGTCAACGAAGGTTTTAATGAGATATGGTGGTTTTATTGTTCAGAAGCAAGCACAACCGTTGACCGCTATGTCATCTATAACTACCAAGAAAAGATTTGGTATTACGGCACGATGGCACGAACAGCGTGGCTTGATTCGGGTTTACGTGACTATCCCTTGGCTACTACATACCAGCCAAATAATACGGGCAACATTGTGGAGCATGAAAACGGTCTGAACGACAATGCAGATGGCACTCCAATAGCCTTAAACGCTTTTATCTCCTCATCGGAACTGGACATAGGTGATGGGCACAACTTTGCATTTGTGTGGCGCGTGCTGCCTGATCTGACGTTTGGTGATTCTACGAACACGCCTGCAGGTGCTGTTCCTGCGGTTACCATGACTTTGTTTGGTTTGTCCAACTCCGGCTCGGGGACCACGAGCAGTGCGGCAGCCCCTGTTCTCAAGGGCAGCACATACGTAATAACCGAAGAGTTTACCGGCCAGATATTCACGCGCATGCGCGGGCGGCAGATGATATTTAAGATTGACTCAAACCAGTTGAATACACAGTGGCAACTTGGTTCGCCTCGGATAGATATCAGAGCAGACGGGAGGCGGTAAATGGCTGAACTTAATGTCCGTCCCCCTAACCTGCCGTTGGCCCCCGATGAGTATGACCGCAGGTATCAGGATCAGCTAAACAATACCTTGCGTTTGTTTTTTGTGCTGCTTAATAATCCGGGGGACATGGGCGGGGCTACGTTAAATTTAAATTTAGACACGTTGCCCACGGACGCCAATTTACCCACTTTACGGTTAGGGGATGTGTACCGCGACACACAAGATGGCGTACAGGATACCAGTCAAATGCTTCGCATAAAGACGTCTACGTAATACAATTGAACAAACACCTTTATTCAAGGACCTGATATGGCCACAGCACCACAAGCCGCAATGGAAATGCCTCAAGAAGCAGGCGCTAATCCTTTTGAGGATCCTAATACGATGGCCGTTTATGACCAGATGCGTCAGACGGTGTCACCTAAGGAGTTTGGTGATGAGATGTTGGCGGGTGCTTCGCAGATTGATCCTGAGGCCACGGCTCAGTTTAGAAATGATTTAAGCCAAATCGATCTATCCCCAGAAGATCTGAACATGCTTAACAACATGGTGGATGAGATTCTGGCTAACCCTGAGCGATATGCTGAGGTGCGTGCAAAGTACATAGAGATGGGTGCGCCGGAGGAGTTGTTGCCCGAGCAGTTTGATCCTCAGTTCTTTGCTGCCATGAACATGGCCGTGGATCAGTTGATTGCAGAGCCGGCGGGTGTTCAGGCGTTTGCCATGGGCGGTATTGCAGAGCTTAAGCCCATTGCCAAAGCAATTGCTGGTTATGGCCGCAATGGTGACACCATGTTGGCGCACATTACGCCGGCAGAGGCGCGCATGTTGCGCCGTAGGGGCGGTAGCGGAACCATTAATCCTGTTACGGGCCTGCCTGAGTTCTTTTTGAAAAAGGCGTTTAAAAGCCTTGGTAACGCTATTAAGAGTTTTGCCAGCAGCACCGTGGGCAAGATTGTCACGACCGTGGCCCTTGGTTTCTTCTTAGGCCCTGCTGCAGCTTCATTTATGGGCGTAACCTCTGCTGCTGGTGTTGCAGCAGTAGGCGGCTTTATTGGTGGTGCAGGTTCTACTTTACTTGCTGGTGGCAATTTAAAAGACGCTTTGAAAGCTGGCGCTATTGGCGGTCTGACCGCCGGCGCAGTTGGTGGAGTTACACAAGGATTTGACACTGCTTATGCCGGTCCCACAACAGTGGGTGGTCAGGTAGACAGATTTACGAATGCTGTAACTCCTTCAGCCTCTGCTTCCGGTATTCAGGCACCTACCCTTAGTAACCAAGGTCTTGCGCCTACTGATGTTACACAAGCTCCATACAAGCCATTGGAGATGACGGGCACGCCCTCAAAACCGTTTGATTCATATTTTGGCTCACAACCACCTGCCGGACCGTTGCCCGGTCAGCCGGGCAGCAATGTTTTAGTTGGTGGAAAACCCGCTATTCCTTCTTTTAGTCCAGAATTTGCAGCGGGTGATCCGGGCGCTGGTTTTGAACCATATAACAAAGTTTTTGCAGACGCTCCTGCACGAGTTAGGGCACCTGTTAGTTTTACTGAAACTCCTGTAGGTGCAAACGAGCAGGTATTCAGAGCCCCTTCTTCGGGAATGGCAGATGTTACGACAAACACGGCACGCGACTTAACACGTCCCGCAGGAATGGCGGATATTACGACAAACACGGCACGCGACTTAACGCGTCCTGCTGATACTTCGTATTTTGATCAAGCTAAGAATTTTTATAAGGAAAACTTTTCTCCTTCTAACATTCAGGCCCAAGGGTTGCCCGAGGCAGAAAGAGCAGGGGCCGCGGCCCGTGATGCTATGTTGGCACGCACGCCAAACGCCACTCCTGCTATGTTGGATGCTGAATACTTAAGGGCCTCTAAAGCAGCAATGCCCGGCATCTTAGCCACCTATGGCCCAATTACTGCCGCAGGTATCGGCGCTCTAGCTTTAGGCGGTGGGTTTAAAGCCACTCCTGCTCAACCCTCAGCAATGCGGGATCAGTTGATGAAGCCTGTATCTCAGCGTATTGCTGAAGGCGGAAATCAACGTAACTACTACATTCAGGGTTTACCCGGAGTTAAGTACGACCAATATGGTGCGCCTATTTTCGGTCAGTATGAATCCATGCCTATGTATGACACAGGCTTGGGTATTGCATCTTTAGCAGGTCCTAGGGGCTACGCTGATGGTGGTGAAGTAACTGCTGCTAATTTTGATGAAGTAGCGTACGCAATAGCGTACCCAGATGTTGCTGCTGAAATTGCTCAAGGTAAATTTAAAAACGCATACGAACACTATGTACAGTATGGTAAAGCAGAAGGCCGTACCGCTTTTAACAAAGCAGAAACTGCTGCTGCATCCGCGGTTAAAGATGAAGCGACTAAAGCAAAGCAGGCCACGGCTCGCGGCACAGTAGCCGCAGCAAAAGCTGCGAAAAAGGCAAAAGGCTCTACCAGTGCCTATGAAAATATCAATGCGGGTTTAGCGTTTGATGCACCGGAAGGTTATGCTGCCAGTGCAAGAGCTACGCGTCAAGCGGCTTTTGCTCCTACATTGAATAAATTCATTGCTGCTGGGGCTGCAAATACAGCAACTTTGTCTAAGCCTTATACCCCTACTGTTGTAGATCAACCCTATAACAAATCTACAGGGTATGCAAACGTATTTAATCCGGTGGCAACGGCTGTTAATTACAATACTACGCCTACGGTCGCTCAATCGGGTGTTTATACACCGCCCTTTTTCCAAACGTATGTGCCACCGTTTGACAATACTGCCGCACGACTTGCTGCTGAGGCCGCTGAACGTAAAAGAATTGCTGACGAAGCTGAACGTGTTCGACTTGCAGGCATAGAAACTGCACGACTTGCTGCGGAAGCTGAAGCCCGGAGGCTTGCTGCGGAAGCTGAAGCCCGGAGGCTTGCTGCGGAAGCGGAAGCTCGCAGGCTGGGACAACGGGCCTACACTGATGCAGAAGTTAGAAATTATTTAATTGCTAACCCCACGGCAACTGATAGGACAATTGCACAGGCTATGTTTGATTTTAACGTTAGCCCTTATCAGGTTGCGCAAGTCACGGGCCTGCAAGGGGTTGCAGGTCCTCAAAGTATTGACGCCCGTTATCAAGCGGCAAGAAGTGCAACAGCAGGAAATGCTGCGGCCGTAACGGCTCAAAATGCTGCAGATGCTGTAACCGGTCAAAGTATTCGTGATTATTTTGCCAAAACCCCCGGCATGACAGACAGGCAAATTGCAACTTACATGGATCAAAATGCTATTGACTTTAGTCAGATATCAGATGCATTTAAAGGCACTGGTGGAGCAATTGCACCAGAAGAGGTTTTAAGGCGCTATAAAGCAGCTACCGCGGATTCAGTAAAACTTTTAAACATGGGCGGTATTGCCACTTTGGGCACGGGCGGTTATCCTAGGAAAACTGGTCAAATTAACGGTCCGGGGACCGGGACCTCTGATTCAATTCCTGCAATGCTGTCTGACGGCGAATTCGTAATGACTGCCAAAGCCGTTCGTGGTGCAGGAAAAGGCGACAGACGCGCAGGAGCAAAACGCATGTATGCTCTTATGAATCAACTTGAAAAAAACGCAGCACGGGGTTAAAAAATGGCATCAAGTAACGTTTCAGAATCAATTTCCCGCGAAGCGTCGGACATTGAAGAGCGCAAAGTAGCGCTAATGGACTCTGCGAAGGCGCAGATTGATGCGGCCAACCTTGCTGCATTAGAAGGTCAGTTTTTAAACCCTGATTTTCAAGTAGCAAGCATGAGCCCTGACCAGCTAAATGCGCTGGATTTGGGCAGGCAGGGCATTGGGGCGTATTTGCCCTACATGCAAAACGCCACCAATCAATATCAGATGGCGGGCAACAATGCGCAACAAGGTGTTAATACCTTATTGGGTGCAGATACTCGCAATCAGTTTGCCGCAGCGCAAGCTGCAATGGACCGCTCAGCTACTCCTATTGCAAACATGGGCCAAAGCGCTCAGTTGGCAACACAAGGGGTTGGTTTAATTGGCCAAGGCGCTCAGGGCCTTGCTAATGCTCAGGCACAAGCGAATGCTTATTCGCAGGCCAACATGGGCCAGTCTTTGGCTACGCTAGGACAAGGGGTTGGCGCTTTAACAGGCGCGGGAGATATGTACGACCCAAGCGGTGTACAGAAATTCATGAACCCGTTTCAGCAACAGGTAATTGATAAGGCCATAGAGCAAATTAATCGTCAAGGACAAATGTCCCGTCAAAACTTACAGGGTCAAGCTACGCGTGCCGGTGCTTTTGGAGGCAGTCGTCAAGGGGTGCAGGATGCTGAATTAGAGCGTGCTTTGTCTGAGCAACGCAACTCGGCCATTGTGGGCGGCCTATCACAGGGCTACAACCAAGCGTCAGCTCAAGCACAACAGGCGTTTGAGCAGGCTCAGGGCCGTAAATTAGCACAGGCGCAGGGTTATCAAGGCATTGGCGGATTGTATGGCCAGCAGGCCGTACAGCAGGCTCAATTAGGTCAAGGCGGGGCAGGGCTTCAAGGCACTTTATCGGGTCAACTGGCCGGCTTATCGGGTATGTACGGCAACATTGCTGGACAGCAAGCAAACATTTCCGGACAACAAGCGCAGCTTGGTCAGTCTTTGGGTCAGGGTATTGGTAACTTGGCGCAAGGACAGTTTGGTATTGGTCAAGCCATGTCACAGGGCCTCGGTTCGTTGGCCGCGCAGCAAGGCAATTTGGCAACGCAGGGCGCTGCTTTGGGTCAGGCCACACAGGGCATGGGACAGCAGGAAGTCAACTTCTTGTACAACCTTGGATCGTCGCAACAGAAACAACTGCAAAGCGAGTTGGATGCTGCGCGTCAAAACGAATTGCAGCAAAACATGCAGCCGTATCAGCAGATGGGTTTCTTGTCCGACATTTACAGGGGCGCGCCTACTTCGAGCATGTCAATCATGCAGCAAAGCCAAGCCACACCGAGCCCTTTCCAACAAGTTGCTGGTTTAGGGATAGCAGGACTAAGCGCCGCTGCCGCAGGCAGCAGAGCCGGAATCATTTAAGGACGCACCATGAAGAATGAAATTTTAGAGCGTGCCATGTTTGCGATGCCCTTGTCAAAGGATGCACGCAACTCTGGAATCATGGCGGGGTTTGAAGAAGAGATGCCCGAGGACACGGAAGATGAAGGCATGGAGGAGATGCCTCCTATGGCCCGCACGCCGCAGAATCCTGAGATTCTGATGAACACTTTGCGTGGTGACATGCGTTCACTGGACGCACGTTATCAGGAGTTGGCTCAGATGGTGGGTGAAGAGGCTGCAATGGAGACGCCTCCTGAGGTATTGGCCATGCTGCAACCTCAGTTAGCTGCCCCTGTCGCGGGCATTGGTGCGTTGCCACAGGCTCAGGCCATGATGCCCCCCGGTGCAGGTATGCCTCCCGGTATGGGCGCTCCTCAACCTGCTCCGGCCATGCCTCAGGGTGGTATTCCCATGCCTGCGGGTATGGAGAGTGCACCCCCTTTTTCCCCGGGGGCTGAAGACGCCCCTCAGGGCTACGCTATTGGCGGTATTGTGCGCGGTGCGCAGATGGTTGGGGATAAGTTGGGTCAGTACGGCTCCGCGGCTAACGCTGCGCTTGGCCGTATGTTTATGACACCCCAAGGTATTTCACAGCCTGTTTTAGAGAATGTCCGCGGCCCCGGTGGCCGTTATACGGCTGAACAAGTTGTAAGAGGCGGTGAAGCATTGACTGCGCCTACCTTTACACAAGGATTGCAGCAAGGTGCGTCGCAGGCGCTTACACGGCTGACTGATCAGTATCCACGTTTATCATCAATGTCGGGTCCTGCTGCTTTAGCGCTTGGGTTGGCAAATATACCTAGGGGTGGTGCAAGCCAGCCGGGCACTGATATGTCGTCTCAGATTCCAAGGGATACCATTGAGGACAGGGTCGCGAACAATGTATTAAATAAGCCGCCTATCTTGTCAATGAGCCTTGATCAACCGTTTACAACCACGCGTCCTGATCTAGTTACGATTACAGAAGGTGCGCGTCCTTCTGCACCTAAACTAAGTCTTGATGGCATGGCAACAACAGACGCCGATCAAGCAGCAGTTGACGAGCGTCAATTAGCCGCGGCTGCCAAAGTTGATACCGATCCATTAGGCACGTTTATCAATCAAAAACTAAAAGCTTTTGATGAGCGTGCAGCTAAAGGTAAACCCCTGTCTAAGATGGACCGCATCAAGGCAAGTCAAGCAGAATATGGACCCTTGTTTGAAGAGTTGCTTGGCAGTGACAAAGAGTCGGCAAAAATCAATGCACTGCTCTTGTTGTCTGAAGCAGGTCTAAAACTGGCCAGTACGGCCGAGCCCACATTTGCCATGGCGGTTTCTAAATCGTTTGCAGGTGTTCCTCGTGGTTTTGCTGCAATCGTTGCACAAGAGCGTGAAATGGGCATTAAGGTTAAAACTGCTGCACTGCAGCAAGCTATTACGGATGTGGATGCGCAAGATAAATATGCGCAACAGTTGCAACTGCAAGTGCTTAAGGGCGATTACGAGTTGTTAAAAGAACAGGCTAAACAAAGCACTAAAGGAAATGTTCTTGAAGATGGGGGAGTTGGTGGTCGAAATAACAAATCTTCAGATGGAACTTTCTTGGGCTTTTCTATTGACCCCAATGATCCCGCTGTTACAAGTGCAATAAACAGTCGCTACACACTGCGACAAACAGACAATCCTTATGTAAACAATATGGGAGAAGCTCCTACAACAGTTGTTACCGATAAGGCTGCAAGACTTGAACTAGCTTCTACCCTGTCCGCTCACAATAATTCTTTGAAATCAATTGAGATTGCTAAGAATTCACTGTCCCAGTTGTACAGTCCCGGCACGTTCTTTGTTGATAAGGTCAACAATTTAATCGTTCCTATTGATTTTACAGGAGCAATTAGACCTGACTTAAATCAAGAGGCAGCTAAGTCTACGTTGATGACATTGCAAAATGCTTTGTCAAAGAGTATTGCTTCTGCTAATAACAGTGGCCGAACCGCGGTCCAAGAGCAAGAGTGGGCAAGGCAGCTTACCGAAGCAATTAAAGACCCTGCTGCATTCTTTAAAAATCGAGAGCTTGCTGCAAAAACATTGACAGCAATTGAGACAAGCATTCGCAATGCCCGTCAAGAAACTTTGACGCAACTTGGCTTTGAAGGCAATGACTATGTTATGCGGACACCTAACACGGGTACAAAAAATGACCCGTTCCCAATCAGTGCTGATCCCGCAGAGCAGCAAATGATGTACACATTCTTGGGCAGTACAGTGGGCAAACTCCAAGATCCAAAAGCGCTTGTGCACCTACGGATGCCTAATGGTCAGATACAACAATTTACACCAACTCAACTGCGGGCACGGAATCAATAATGGCTACGTTGACCAACACTCGGGGTGAACTTATTGACATGACAACCGGAGAGGTTGTCGGAAGGGCCGAGGGCGCTCCCGTTTCTCGCGACCCACGGGCTAAAGGTCCGAATGAGGCAGTTGACGACCCTGTATCAGGATTAATACGGCAAGCTTCTTGGGGCCTAAGCGCAGGTCTGTTTGCACTGCCTGATTTGGCAGTCAAGGGGATTGGCAAAGGCTTGGGCATGGACGATAAAAACGTTATGACCTTGACAAAAATGTTTAACCGCGGCGAGACAGCACCGCGTAATGAACAAGAGCGTTACGCACGAGCAATTGCTGAAGGTATTGGCGGCGGCTTGTTGCCCACAGGTGTGCTGTCTTTTATTGCGCGCGGCCGAGCCATTGCTCCTATTGCAGCGCCTAGCGCAAGTGTTTTCAAACAAATTGCAAACGAGACTTTGGACTTTGTTAAAAAGAATCCCAAGCAAGCGTTCACGATGGACGCTGCGTTTGGCGCGGCTCACGAGACACTGCGTCAGGCTGTAGAAGAAAACATGTCGGATGATGATCCTGAGCGCAAAGCGTTTTTCAAAGATTTCATGCCCACGGCAGCGTTAATTGGTGTGCCTTTGGCCGTTGCCACTCTTAGTCCCACTGCCCTTGCATATCGTTTTGGCAAAAAGAAAATGGGAGATGTAAATGCTTCCTTAGGTGATTTAGAAAAAGATGCACTTAAAGATCTTGATTCAATGATTCCGATTGCACCCAAAATATTTGCTGCAAAGGCTAGTCAAAAATTAAGGGAATCTTTGGGAGCTTCCGCCGATTCGCCTGAAGGTAAAGCAGCTCTAGCCAAACTGGATGAAATATTTAATGACTATCCGCAACTAGCGGCGGCGGGTTATCAGGCAAACATTGTTGAGCGTTTAATGGATCCTGCTTTAATAGCTAAGGCAGAAAAAGCTATACAAACGTTGCCCGGAGGCAGTGATGCTCAAAACTTTCTCAGAGCACAGATGGCAACAAACAACGCTGCTTTTGCCTCTCTCTACGACAACCTGACCCCTAAAGCAAACATGGAGTTGCAAACAGCTTTAAGCCAAGTCCAACAGCAGCGGCAACAGCTTTTTGAGTCTTTGGCCGCTAATCGTAAAGATGTTACGGATGAAGAGCTTACACGTTTAAGCATGTTTTATGGTCCGCTTAACCCTGACAAGTTGAACGGTGAACTTCGCGGTATGCTTCAAGCTCAAATGGAGCTTAATGTGAACATGCGCAAAAATATCCTGCGCAAAATGGGATTGAGTCAGGGCATAAGTAGAGATGGATTGCCTCTTCCTGTGCGCGATGAAAAGGGACAATCTTTGTTTCCTGCGTCTAACGTTGAACAACCTGCTATAGACCTTCTTAGTTATTACGACAACCTGCTTAAAGGCCGTACAACGATGGCCACTGAAATGCGCAAGTTCATTACAAGTTCAGAGCCTTTGAACACGTTGCGCAAAAACGTTACGGCAAAAATTAGAGCCCGTGACGAAATGGAAACAAAGCTTGTTGATGATTTACTAAACAATCAAGTTGACGAGCAGCTTCAAAACTCTCCTATTATGGCGCGCATTAAATTAGCGGCAGAATCAGGCGCTGCACCTGAAACAGTAGCTAAAGAATTAGAAGCACTAAATAAAATTAAAAATTTAGCAAAATTATTAACAAAGAGTCAGCAAGAAGGTGCTCCTTTAACTAAAGCAGAAAAAGCAAGATTAGAAGCAGAGTCTGGTTTTGGAACACTTATTATTCCTGAATCTGGGGAAATACGAATTCGGTTAGGCAATAGAGAATCTTTAAGTTTTAATCCAAAAACAATTGCTGAGGATGCCCGTCGAATTGCCGCCGCAAATAACACTTTGGACATGAACGTTCCAGAGGCGATTGATTATCTTGAAGCCGCTGCACGTTTTCGCAATCAAGCATTAGACAAATACAACTCAGTGCTTGCCGGCAGCCGTGCAACTCGTGTAATAGATGCTGATCAATATCTTAAATTAGGTAACAAAGTTTACGACGATTTTGAAAAAATGATCTTGGACAACGTGCCCCGCCTAAAACAAGAGCGGCAAGCAATGAAAATTGTGCTAGATGATTTTCGTAATCTTTATGAAAAACGATTGCCCTTGCTTATTGGAAAAAGAGTAACTGACGGTGGAACTACTCGTTATGCCACTTCAAACGAACAGGTGCTCGCTGCCGCTTTCCGAAGCGCAGAAGACGTGCGAG